GGACTAGGCAAAATGAATTCAGGCAAGTTTGAAGGCTGTGTTTCTTGCAACGAGATGATTCTTTTCAAATTGCCAGAAGAAGTTTATCAAGAAGTAATGAAAATGATGCATTTAGAGGATCCCCTTGAGCATCAGCGCAATATTACCGCAGCGGTTCGTGATACGGCCCAAGACGGAAAAGGCGGTCGTTCTATTCTTGAAGGCGGAATTTTGGAAATGGAAAAGGAAACTCGAAAGGCGAATAGCAATATTCGTTTCCAATAACAACTTCAAAATAACAAAGGAAAATATGTCCACAGTATTTCAACCCTTTGGTCTGAAGCCAGTGTACCATCCAAGTGGTTTGGATCGTGCTACGGCATTTGCAGGTACTAATACCTACAATCCCGGCACTACCTATACCGCTCCGTACTCACTGTCCTCCGGCCAATCTTTCTGGCAATTCCAACCCGTGGCTATTACTACCACTGGTCAATTGACAATCGCCAACCAAACCGCTGGTAGCGGCAAGGTATTCGGCGTGTTTGATGGCGTCGAGTACACCAACTCCGACGGTCGTCGTTCTGTTGCTAAGTATGCATCCAAGACAACTTTGGACGCTTCTACCAACATCATTTTCTGGATCTTCTCTGATCCCGCATTGGTGTATGAAGCTCAAGTCAATGGTTCTGCTACTACTGCAGCTATTGGTACAGAGTACAACTTCGACACGACCACTGGTTCTACAGTGACTGACGGTTACGCAATTGGCAACGGCGGCGCTGGTTTCTCGACCACTGCTTTGTTGGCAACTTCTGTCGGTACAGGCAACCAAGGTCAAGTTCGTGTTGTTGGTTTGGGCCGCGAAGTGGCTTATCCCGGCGGTTATAACAACGCTTGGGGTGATGCTTACACAATCGTGCAAGTTCAAATCTGCAATAACCAATTCGCTGCCGCTTCGGTATCGGTTTAATTAATTAACGAAAGGATATAAGCCATGGCAACCCCAATGCGCAGTACGGACTTTCGTGCGGTAGTCGAACCGATTATCAACGAAGTCTTTGACGGTGTTTATGAACAACGTGCGGACGAATGGAAAGGATTTGTTGAACAAATCCAAGGTATTCCCCGTAACTACCACGAAGAAGTGATGTTGTACGGCATGAATGCCGCCCCAGCTATGCCTGACGGCACTCCTGTCAGCTATGATCAAGGCGGTACTCTGTACATCACACGTTTCATCTATCAAATCTATGGCTTGGCTTACGCCTTGACCAAAGTGTTGATGGAAGACGGTGACCACATCCGTATCGGTAGCACTTTCGCTAAACACTTGGCTCAATCGATGATTGAAACCAAGGAAACTTTGTGCGCCAACTTGTTGAACTTCGCGTTCACCAGCGGCTACATCGGCGGCGACGGCGTGACTTTGATCAACACCGCTCACCCCATCGCTAACGGTGGTTCTTACTCTAACCAATTGTCTACCGCTGCTTCTTTGAGCCAAACTTCTGTTGAACAGTTGTTGATTCAAATCCGTAGCGCCGTTGACAATAACGGTAAGCGTATCCGCCTGAAGGCCGAACAACTGGTGGTTCCTCCTGCCTTGGAATTCCAAGCTGAAGTGATCCTGAAGTCTGTTCTGCGTTCCGGCACCGCCGACAACGATCTGAACCCGATCAAGTCTACCGGCATGTTGCCTAAGGGCACTCACGTCGTGACTCGTTTGAGCTCTTCTAAAGCATGGTGGATTCAAACCGACGCTGAAAACGGTTTGATGTTGGTTATGCGTCGCCCCATGGAAAAATCCATGGAAGGCGATTTTGAAACCGACTCTATGCGTTACAAAGCCACCGAGCGTTATGCTACTGGCTGGCACGATGCCCGTAATATTTACGGTACACAAGGCGTTTAATCTAAAAGATTAATATCCCGGCAAACCCCCGACTTAAAAGGTCGGGGGTTTTTTATTTTAGGGCGATATAATCTAAATGTTTGCATTAATAGGAATAGGAAGTTCGCCCCCAACAGGGCCCCGTCGCTTCCCGGGGCTACGATCAAGCGACTGAGTGGGGCTAAAAACTCTTGATAGGAAAAATCAAATGTCAGTTACTTTTAATCAGCCGATTCGTGTTTACAAATATAACAACCCCACGAACAACGGCGTCATCGCTCCCGACAACACTGGCGCTGTAGCAGTTAGCCAACAAGTCACTTTCTCTGGCGTCAATGCTGCTGGTGCTATCACCACTTACGGTGTTGGCAATGCTGCTTCTAGCCAAGACCCCGTGTGGATCCCCGCTGGTGCTGCTATCACCAACGTGCGCTTGTTTGAAACCACCGCTCCCTCGGCTTTTACTGGCATGGTTATTACTGTTGCTGTTAACGGCACTTCTGTTGGTACTATCACTCCCACCACCACTGGCGGCGTGATTTCTATTGCTTTCACTGCTACTGCAGCTGTTGCAGCATTGTTGGCCAACGTGGGCACTAGCGACGTTCAAGTTACCTTCACTGTTGGCACTACTTCTGGCGTGACTGGCACTTTGGCTGGTATGTTTGATGTTAGCTATGCTGCTCGTAATTTTGACGGTTCGATCACTAACGTCGGCCAAGGCTACACCAACCAATAATTAATTACCTTGGGGGCCTTGTGCCCCCGATTTAACTTATAAGGAATTAATTATGGCATCGAATCTCGTCTCAAATCTCCAACAGCATCCTTCAATTATGCCCTCTGTTACCATGCAGGGCGCATATGAGCCGTTTGATTTACAAGTTGCTCGTAACCAAATTGCTGGTCATCAAACTGTTAGCATTTTTGGTTATCAGGCGTCTGTTGGTACTACACCAATTCCAATTTGGGAAAACGCCAGCACTTATACTTTTCCCACATCAGCATCTACCCTGACTCTAGTTAGTACTTCTACGTCGGATAATACCAGCGCATCGGTCCTTATTAGTGGTTTAGATGCTAATTTTAACCCCATTTCAGAAACGTTGTTTTTGAATGGAACTACGGGTGTCACTACGGTTAATAGTTATTTGCGTGTTAATAGTTTGGTTATGGTGTCTCCAGGCACTAGCCAAGTTACAAATGTTGGTATTATTACCATCAAGCAAAGCACTAATACTTTGGCTCAAATTAACGCTGGCGTTGGTAAATCACAAAGTACAGTTTTTACTGTGCCAAATGGCTATACTTTCTATTTAGATTTGGCAGAAGTCAATACTTCTAATAGCTACACTGGCAGTACAATTGTTACGTATCGTGTTCAAGCGTTAAACAACGTGACCGGTGTTCAATTAACTGTGTTGCAACAACCTTTTGTTTCATTGTATTCAGCTAATCGTGCATCGGATCCTTTTGCGTATACACAAAAAACCGATATTCAATGGCAACTTTCTGCAAGTACAGGAACTATTGCAGCTGGTGTTATTGTAACTGGTAAGTTGATTAAGCTCGACGGTCAAACTGCTTAAATGCCAGTCTACCTTGACACCAGTAGCTACTCGGTTCTGTCTGTAGCGGTCTGTGACCGCTGCAACAGAAAGTTTCCGTATGTAGAACTAATGCCTGACCCGAATTTTCCGGGTATGCGGGTGTGTCAAGATGACTTGGATAACTTTGATCCATGGCGGCTGCCCGCACGTCAAACAGAAAACATTGCATTGCGTTTCCCGCGGCCAGACGTGTCTGTGGCTACGGGCCCGATTGGTGGTGACCAGATTACGACGGAAAACGGATTCCAAAACGGCAATTCGTTGTTTATTGAAGGTACAAGTGGTACGTATGCCAACGGAACAGGCGACCTGAATAAAAACAGCAACGTAGTTCCTTCGCCAATGGTTTTATACCCCTACATTGAGGTTATAACGCCCAATACGGGCCCCAAAGCTGGCGGAACTACGGTTACCCTTACCGGGGCTAATTTTACGGCTGTAAACACCGTTAGGTTTGGCGGCACATCGGCAACGTTTAACCTGATCGATTCGACAACTATTGTTGCAACGTCGCCGGCCTATGCCGTTGATGGTATTGTTGACGTGGCTGTTATATCTCCATTTGGAACCGGCACGTATTACGGCGGGTTTACTTACGTATCATAAGAAGAATAAATGGCTGATCAGAGTATAACACAACTGCCAGTTGCTTTAAACCTTACGGGTAATGAGCAAGTTCCGGTTGTGCAAAACGGGGTTACTAAGCAGGCGTCTGTTTCACAGATTGCCAACGCAGCTTCGCCCGGTAAACTGATTACCAACGTCGTACTTAATCCGTCAAATTATGACCTGATTTTTTATTATAGCGATGGAACAACGTCGCAAGTTGGGCCTATTCCGGGGTTTGTTTCAGCAACAATTGACTCCAACGGTCATTTGATTTTAACTGAAACAACTGGCGCAACTATTGATTGCGGCCAAGTTACCGGCGCCTCGGGATACTCGGGTATTTCAGGATATTCAGGTACTTCGGGATATTCTGGCTCGATTGGTGGCTCGGGATCTTCAGGCACATCGGGATACTCTGGCTTTTCGGGCTATTCTGGGTTTGGATTATCTGGCTATTCTGGACTATCTGGCTATTCAGGCATTTCTGGTTATTCAGGTGTTTCTGGCTATTCGGGTTCTGGTGTATCTGGGTACTCAGGTTCAGGTATATCAGGTTACTCTGGCTTTTCGGGTTATTCCGGTTTAGGATTATCCGGCTATTCTGGCATTTCAGGATATTCTGGTATTTCAGGATATTCAGGTACTTCGGGCTATTCAGGTTCTGGCGTATCTGGGTACTCAGGTTCGGGTACATCGGGATATTCTGGCTTTTCTGGTTATTCTGGGTTTGGATTATCCGGTTATTCAGGATATTCTGGTATTTCAGGATACTCGGGTATTTCAGGATATTCAGGTACTTCGGGCTATTCGGGTTCTGGCGTATCCGGGTATTCGGGCACATCCGGCTATAGCGGTTTAGGGTTATCGGGTTATTCTGGGACCTCAGGCTATAGCGGCGTTTCTGGTATTTCGGGTTATAGCGGAACTTCGGGTTATAGCGGCTCTGGTATTTCAGGCTATAGTGGCTCTGGTATTTCAGGTTATAGCGGAACCTCGGGCTATAGCGGCCAAGTTGGTACGTCGGGGTATTCTGGATTTAGCGGTCTATCGGGTTATTCTGGAACATCCGGCTACAGCGGATCTGGTGTGTCAGGTTATTCGGGATTTAGCGGTATATCGGGCTACTCTGGTATTTCAGGCTACAGCGGTTCGGGTGTTTCTGGCTATTCGGGATTTAGCGGAATATCAGGCTATTCTGGTATTTCGGGCTATAGCGGTTCTGGTGTTTCTGGTTATTCGGGATTCAGTGGAATTTCTGGATTCAGCGGCATATCGGGCTATTCTGGATTCAGCGGCATATCGGGCTATTCAGGATTCAGCGGTATATCGGGCTATTCAGGATTTAGCGGCATATCGGGCTATTCTGGATTCAGCGGTATATCAGGTTATTCAGGCTACAGCGGAACCGCGGGACCTTCTACCTTAATAAATGCCGCTGATACCGTTGCAAATACTAATTACTTCTTGGTTGCAGTTCCTGCGCTTGGTTCTAACCAAACTGCGTATGGTTTTAGTACTGATGGACTTTACTTTAACGCATCAACCAAAGTATTTAATACTCCATCTATTAATGTTACGGGTTCCTTTACTGCGGTGTCTGGAATTAGTAGCGGTGCATTTTAAGAATAATTAGAACAAAAGGAATTTAACATGGCACAAAGTGGATTTACGCCAATTCTTCATTATGGTTCATCCGGGGTAGGAAGTGTACCCCTCGCTGCTAATTTGACAAGCAACACAAACGGTGTTGAATTGGCAGTCAACTACACCGACGGTAAGTTGTTTTATAAAGATAACACAGGCACTGTGCAAGTGTTGGCATCTAAGGGCGCCGGAGCCCCCGGAGGTTCAAACACACAGGTTCAATATAATAGTTCTGGAAGTTTTGCTGGATCCGCCAATCATACCTTTGACGGTACTACGTTAACATTAGGTAACGCAGGCATTAGCGGCAGGTTTCAGGGCGATTTTAGTAATGCTACGTTGCCTAGCCGTACAGCATTTCAAACTGGTACAACAAACGGTACAACAGGCATCTATGCGTTACCAAATGGTACAAGCACAGCAGCTTCATGGCAAGCAACTAACGCAGCAGATCCGACCAATGCCTCCAAAGTTTTAATTGCCACAAACGGTTCAACTGATGTACAATTGGTGTCTGGTATTAATGGCACGGGCACTTATTTACCTTTGTCTTTATGGAATGGTGGTTCAGGCCGTTTTGTAATTGGTACATCGGGGCAGTTTGGTATTGGCCCAACTGCATCTGTGTCTTATGGTACGTCCGGACAAGTTTTAACTTCTGGTGGCCCCAGCGCACCACCAACATGGTCAACAAGTTCTGGCAGCGTTAATATTGGTCTTGTCAGAGCAATCGCAATCAACTGTATTTTCCCTTAAGGAGTTTTTATGGCAGCAAATACCGCCCCAATTTATTCGATAGCAGGTGACGTTACCAGCGTCGCCGCTAATAACTCTGGCCTAGTTGTTGGCCCAACCGCCAACACAGCACAAGACGGCTCGGGCACGTTGTACAAAATGTTTACGGCCGGCTCTAACGGCTCGTACGTCCAGAAAATTCGTTTTCGTCCTGTAGGTTCACCTGCTGCTACTGTGGCCCGTGTGTTTATTTCTTCGAGTTCTACGACCAGTTCAACTGTGACGTGGCTCTATGATGAAATTACATTGCCTGCTGTGACTCTGTCTCAAACTGCTGCATCTAGCGTGTTCGAGTTGCCCATGAACTTTGCGCTACCAGCCAGCTACTTGTTGTATATCACGTTTGGTACTTCTACTGGTTCTGCCGGTACAGGCTACTCAGTTGTGACTATTGCTGGAGACTATTGATATGCCGACATACAACTGGTGGAGCATTACATTTATTCCTAGCGGCGCTGCTGGGTACATGAAAATGCTGGACGGAGTTTGCCAAAACATTTATACGGCAACAGGAACAGTGGTTGACCAATCTCAACCACTTGAATACACCTGCACAAGTATGGATGTGGCTGCACCTTCTTGGTACAACGCAACTACTAACACGCCTTAAAGATGTTTCCTCAACAACCGCAACAACAATTTAGAGTCGCTGGTGCTGACGTAAAGTTGTTTTACGGGCCTGCGGCTCCTTCTCTTGTAAATAATAATCAAACATGGAACAAACCTGTTGGAGTTAGTCATGTTTACATGATGCTTATAGGAGGAGGCGGTGGGGGAGATGGCACTTATGGCGGAAATTCTGGAAATATAACTGTTTGGTATGGTGCAGCCCAAAATGTTCCTGACAACTTAATCGCAAGTGTTGGTTATGGTGCAAGTGCAAATACAGTAGGTTCAACCTCAAGTGTTCAATATAGAGGCTCTTCTTTAACAAATTTGTTGACAGCATCTGGAGGCAATATTACTGCTGGTGCAAATACAGCAGACGCAGCCAATCAGTTTGCTAATAGTGGGTTTTATCAAAATACTTTAGGTCAGCTCGGCGCAGCCGCTAGTATTTCGGCGTCAGAAACTACTTTTTTAAGCGGTGGCGGTGTTGGAGTTATTACAGGAAATTACGGTTATGCCAAATCATCATCATTTCCGGGAGCCGGATTTTTTCAGTTGCAACCAATTATTGTTGGAGTTGGTGGTGATAGATCTTCAACCGCAGGCATTGGTTGCGGAGGTGGAGGAGGTGGTCTTGGAACCACTGGCAGCCCCGGTTTAATCTTGATTGCGAGTTGGTAATGTCATATCCTATTAAATATCCTACACCGCAAGGCGCAAACATCCAGATTTTTAATGCTGGAGAAGTAGTTGGAACCCAAACATGGGTTAAGCCACAAGGCGCATCATTTGTTTGGTTTACCCTGATTGGTGCTGGAGGTGGAGGAGACCCTAACACCAATGTTATTGGTGGCGGGTCAGGTGCAGTTACCAATTGTATGGTTCCAGCTTTTTTAATTCCAGATGAATTACAAATTAAAGTTGGGAAAGGCGGTATTGGCGGCGATGGACAAAGTTCTTTTGTTAATTATGTTTCAAAAGGAACATACAATATATTGATTGCACTTTACGGTTATGGGGGCAAAAATGGCGGTAATGGCGGAAATGCTTCTTCATCTAATTATTTTTCTTGCATGGGGTTTTACCAAAGTATTGCAGGACAAAATGGTTCTAGTACTGTGGTCACAGCTTCTCCGACAACATTTTTAGGCGGAGGAGGTTACGGGTCGCCAACTGGTAATTATGGATATTCTTTTAATAATAATAGTAGTGGATTTTTCCAAACTCAACCAATAATTGTTGGGATGGGCGGTAGCGCAAGTACCGCAGATAAACCCGGAGGAATAGGTTGCGGCGGTTCTTTAGGAAATGTAAACGGTGGCGCGGGAGGCAACGGCCTCGTAGTAATCATTACATGGTGAACTTATGTTAGACGTATTTAATTTTGCTTCACCCCAGACAGCCAACTACCAAGCGTTTTATGGTGGTGGAACTACACAAGATTGGATTAAACCCCGTGGCGCATCTATGGTGCGTATGTTGTTGATAGGCGCTGGCGGCGGCGGTGCGAATGGATCAACATCTGCTGTTGGTGCTGGCGGCGGTTCTGGCGCTATAACCACTTGGATTGGCCCTGCCATTTTTATTCCTGATGAATTAAGAATTTCTATAGGGGCAGGTGGCGCTTCAAACGGAGGTACTGGCGGCAACACTTCTGTTATTTGGCAAGGCCCAACAGCAACTGCGGGATATACATTGTTGACAGCCAATGGTGCGCCGGGTCAAACAGGGGGAAATTTAATTTCAAACAATTATTTTGGCGCAGCGGGGATTTTTAATTCAATAGCAGGTCAATCAGGTTCTAATCCTGGGAGTGGAATTGCTTCATCTACAGCTACGTTTTTATCTGGTGGCGCTGGCGGTGCTTTAGTAACTACAACTGCTGGCTCAAATGTAACTACAAAATATGGGTATCCAACTGTTACTGGTGGTGCAGGAACAGTGGGGGGTAACGGTGGAGATGGTTATTTTTTAACTCAGCCACTCTTATTAGGAACTGGCGGTGCTGGTGGCGGCGGTAAAAATACTGCTGGCGCTGGTGGTAACGGAGGAAAAGGCGGCATCGGTTGTGGAGGTGGAGGAGGTGGTCTTGGAACCACGTCTGGCACATCTACAGGCGGTATTGGTGGCGATGGCGCTGTATTTATTTGGTCTTGGTAATACCAAAACTGCAAGGCGGTTCTGAGGAATTTTTGCATTAATATAGGTGACGGTTAAGCAAAAATTCCTCAAACTTTTATACTGTAAAGTATATGCCTAAAAAATATAGCGTTGTAATACCAACTTACAACAACTGCGAAAGATACCTCAAGCCTTGCATTGAGTCGATCATTAAATACACCGACATGTCAGATGTCGAGTTGATTATCTCAGCAAATGGTTGTACAGATGTCACCAAGGCTTACTTGGACTACCTGCAAGCCACCGGCTTGGACTTTGTAACTGTTTGGGATGACAAACCGATCGGGTTTGCCAAGGCAATTAATCGGGGTGTCCAAAACGCCACAACTGGCAAAATTGTGTTGTTAAATAACGACACGGTATTGTTGGAACAGCCTAAAAATAATTGGTTGGAACGGCTGGATGCTTTCGATGTTTCGGCGGTTTTAACCCAGCATTCCAAGATTACAAACGAGCCATTTGGTGTCTTTTTCTGTGTAATGATTCAGAAAAAGGTGTTTGACCAAATTGGCCTGCTAGATGAGCAGTTTAGTGTTGGTGGATGTGAAGACATTGATTTTTGCAAACGTGCCTTAGATGCGGGTTTTAAGCTGGTTGATGTGGGTTATAAAGGTGACTTCCCAATCTACCATGCGGCCGAAGGCACAGTGCATGACGAAACGTTGGTTAAGGACTGGCAAAAAACGTTTGCAGAGAACGAAGTCAAGCTGGCAAAAAAGTATAACAACATGGACTGGTACCGTTGGTACTTGTCAAACAATTATGAACGCGCTGTGTTCCTTAAAGGTGACCCGGTGTTTCCAAGAGAAACACAGCGTTATGAATGGGCTGCAAGTAACCTAAAAGGCGGCCAAGTTTTGGAGATTGGATGCTCCACGGGTTATGGTTACCAGTTTTTGCCCAAAGATATTACGTACATGGGGCTGGATTATGACCCGCAAATTGTGGAAGTGGCAAAGGAGCAGCAATGGTCTGACAACGCAACTTTTTACCACGCCGACATCAACACGTTTGAGTTGGGTAGGTATAACACAATTATTGCGTTTGAGGTAGTTGAGCATTTAGATAATGGCTTGGAAATTGTCGAAAAGCTAAAAGGTCATTGCAAACGGTTATTAATTACGGTGCCGTATAATGAACCCAAGGGATTTTGGGGTGAGCACCACAAACTGCATGGTTTGACCGAAAAGGACTTTCCGGGGTTTAAGTTTTCGTATGTTGACTTTGATGGCAACATAACAAATACGCTAAAAGCCGTATCGGAAGAAAACCCCGCAAACCTAATGCTGTGCATGTACGACAATGAGTAAAGTACTTTGCTCTGTTGCCACCCGCGGCCGTTATCATACAACGCTGCCTTTGGTATTGAATGCGATTATTAGCCAAACCAAGCTGCCTGATAAGTTGATTATCTATGATGATAACGACGAATTCAAGGACATGCGCGGCGAACTGGTGTACCAGTATTTTTTCCAAATGCTGGATTTTAAGGGTGTGCTTTGGGAATGGAATGAGGCTAATAAAAAGGGCCAGCACCACATTCATCAAGAAGCCAACACGGCGGGTTATGATTGGGTTTGGCGTGTAGATGATGACGCTATTCCAGAGCCCAATGTGCTGGAAACGTTGTATAAATATGCAACAAGCGAACCAAATATTGGTGCAGTTGGCGGTTCAATTTTGACCCCGCCAAATTTGTCGGACACGTCAAAAGTAACCGGCAAAATTGAGGATATTTTTACAGAGCCGAATATTCAGTGGAATGTTATTAAGGGGCTCAAGCAGGTAGACCACCTGCACTGTTCGTTTTTGTACCGCGCAGGCGTGTATGACTACAACTTAGGATTATCGCGTGTAGCGCACCGTGAAGAAACATTGTTTACATGGGGCCTAAAGCAAAAGGGTTACAAAATTTTGGTGGTTCCGAATGCTGTAACTTGGCACATGAAAAATCCCCAAGGCGGGATTCGTAGTGAAACTAACATGGATATGTACCGGCACGATGAAGAAATATTTAAGAACTTCGTTAGGTGCGCTGGTAAAACGATTGTTGTTCTTAATTGTGGCCGCGGTGATCATGTGGTATTTAAGAGGGTTCTCCCACTAATCAAAGACCCCATTGTGTTTTCTTGCTATCCAGAAATTGTTCCGGGTTCAAGCATTCAAGATGCAATTAGTTATTTTGGCGACATTGACCAATGGAGTCTGTATAAAAAGATGGGCCAGTGGAAGTGGAAGGGTAATTTGGAAGGTGCGTTTAGAAAGTTGTACCTATGATCCTAATATCTCCATTTTCGCAAAAGTTAAGAACGGGTAAGTTAAACCCAAAAAATTATCCTTACTGGAAAGAATTGATTGCTCAAATTGATGAGCCAATTGTTCAGGTGGGGGTTGACGGAGAAGAGCAGCTTGTTGGGGATTTTCGTAAAAATCTATCAATGGTTGAGCTGGCTTCTTTAATCAAAGAGTGCCGGATCTGGATTTCCTGCGACAGTTTTATTCAGCATTTTGCTTGGGACTTGGGCAAAAAAGGAATTGTGTTGTGGGGCCCGTCAGATCCACTAATATTTGGGCATCCTGAAAACATTAACCTGTTAAAGGATCGCTCTTACTTGGTTGAAGATCAGTTTATTTGGTGGGAGGCAACTGAACATCAGAATGAACGTTTTGTAGAACCAGAAATTGTTTTGAAACATTTAAAATAGGAACCATCATGCCCACTATCACAGAAAACCTTGTTGCATCCATTGAATCAGAATTAGAGGTTTTAAAATCTCTGCCTAAAGCTGTTGAACCCGAACCCGTCCCCGTGGTGGAAGAGGCTCCTGCGCCAGTGGTAACAGCACCAGTTGAAGAATTGGCTCCTTGGCGCAAGTTGGTTTTGGACCAAGCTGCCGAACGCCTAGCGCGGGAAACGGCTAAATAAAATGGACATTCAGACCCTTATCAACACGGTCCTCCCGATTGTCTGTGTGGCAATGGGCTGGTTTTGTAAAGAACTCTGGGATGCTGTTCAAGATCTTAAAAGTGACCTTGGCGACCTACGCACCCATTTGGCAGAGAACTATATGCATAAGTCAGATTTTTCTGACCGCTGGGATGAGGTTCTGAAAGCCGTTCACCGAATTGAAGACAAACTAGATTCAATTAAAAAATGACTGAATTTAAGCGATTCTTTATAGATCTGTTTACTGAAGATGACAATAACACTTGGTGTATTGCCCGGGTTTCTGCATTTATATCGGTTGTTTCATTTATTGCGCTTGGTATTGCCCACGTCATCATAAACCACCAGTTCCAGCCCTCTGAGTTTGGGGTTGGGATTGGCTCGTTGCTTGGCGGCGCTGGCGTTATGATCGGTGGAAAGGCCGCAACTCAAAAAGATGTGGAAAAACTTAATTGAA